TGCGGTACTGGGTATCGAGCAATAGCGTGACGGTGTTCGGCACGTCTTTGAGCGAACCGCCGACATACAGGTGCAGCATCATCAATAACGCTGCGATCTGCAGGGCAGGGGCCTCCGACGCGACGTCGTCATATCCCGCCTCGAACGTGACCGTGACCGCGTCCGAGCAATCGGCCGTCTCGGGCCAGCGGGCATTCGGGGCGGGGACGATCTGGGCACCCGAAAGGCGCCACAGGCCGTCACCGTCGACCATGACTCCGTTGCGATCAACATAGCTGACCGAAACCACGTTGCGCACCGGCTCGCGGGGCAGACGAGGCATATTGTCGAAGCCGTTGTACACGACCACCCAGCGGCGTCGCGTGAGCGAATGCGAGGTGTGCCTTTCGACCCATCCCAACGCCGTCAGGCGGAACGCGTCCATGAGCGCCGCCTGATCGTCCCCCGGCTTGATATGCTGGTCGATCAGCGCGTTCGGCAGGATCGCCGGCCCGTCGATCGGGGCGGCAGACATGATCGTGACCACCGCCCCGTCTCCTTACTTAGTTCGCGCGGGCTTGCTGCCCGGCGCATCGCTCGCAGGCTTGGTCGCATCCGCGAGCAGGCCTTCGAGTTCAAGGATCCGCGCTGCGCCCGTATCCAGCTGCTCGCGAGTCGCCTGATATTCGAGGACGAGCCCTTCGTGCTGGCTGCGCGCGTCGTTCAGATCGGCGAGCGCCTGGTCACGCTCGCCAGTGAGCGTTTGACGCTCTTCGGCGAACGCCGTGTCGGCTTTGTGGAAGGCATCGTTACCCGCCTCGATCAGGCCCTTGAGCCGTTCGATCTCGCCGGTGCTAGTCGTCCGGTATTCCTCGAACTGACTGGCCGACGTCGCAAGATCGCCGCGCAGCTGCTCGAACTCGACACCGCCGAGCGTCGTGCTTTCCGGCTGGCCGGACAGCAACGCCTCGTTACCGGGGCCGCTTGTCGCACGCTGCGGCGCTGCAAGACCGATGACTTCGCCCCCGCGGCCGGTGTCGGCAACGAACCGACGATCGGCGGTCGCGGCAACGATGACGACCGGCTGGCGGACGATCTCCTGATAGTCCTGATCGACCAGCTTGCCGTCGATCACGAAACCGGCGACGCCGAGGCGAACGAAATACAATTCGCTTTCGGCCGAGCGGTCGGAGACCTTGTCGCCGTCCTTGAAGGACTCGGGCGGGAGCGCCTTCGTCACATAGTCCTGAATGAACTCGATCATGTTCTAGCTCCTCAGCTGATCGCGGTTGCGGTGGTGCCGAGCTGGTTGGCGTTGCCGGCGCCGTAGCGCGCGTCAAAGCCGGTCAGCGAGGCGGACAGGAAGGTAGCGGCACCGCCGACCGTCACGGACACCCGGACGAACCGGAAGCCTCCGTTCTTGTCGAGATCCTCCTGCCGGACGTTGATGCCGGCCTGACGGTTGTCACCGCCCGCCTTCGCCAGCTGCACGATCGCGAGGCCCGTTACGGCCTTGGCGCCGGTGCCATTGGCATCGGTGGCCTGCTCGATCTTCGCGTCGATCGTGCCAGCCGCGCCGATGACGCCAACGTTGAGCGACGCGAGCACGGCGAAGAATTTCGCCATGTCCACCCAGGTCGAGGTGACGACGCCCGGCGCGGCCTGCTGCGCCGGAATGACGCCCGCGATTGCGACGCGGGCGGATGGGTCGAGATTACCCAGCATTGTTCAGTCTCCAAAGCTACCGGCCGGACGATCCGACCGGTCCCGCGCTGGGCGCGGGTCCGGTGTCGAGGATCAGGCGCGCTCGGCGAGCGCCACGAAGTGCGACTTGGTGTTGCCACCGTTCGCAGGGGCCACCGGCTTCGACAGCACCGGCTGACCGCCGATGCGGAACACCCAGCGGAATGCGCGGATGTTGTAATCGAAGTAGAGGTGGATCGAGTCGGCGAAGCTGACGCCGTTCTGCTTGCGGAACGCCTCGTATCCGTTCGGGTTGACGAACTGGATGTCGCCGTACTGCCCGACCGAGCGGCTATGCTCGTTAAACACGACGGGACGGCCGAGCAGGACGCCACCAGGGCTTTCCTGATAGTTGCCGAACCACAGCGGCAGACCCGCGCTGTTCTTCATGTCCATCAGCGTCGGCATGACGTCGCTGTTCACGAGCCAGCTGGCCTGACTGGGCATGATCATACGCGCCCACATGCGAGCGGCATTCGACGCGGTGATCGTCGCGGCCGTCTGGTTCGCGTCCTTCGCGACTGCGATGGTGGCTGGCGAGCTCATCCACCCAAGCGGCTTTTCGATACCGTCGCCGTACATGAAGGCATCCGCAGCCTTCCAGCGGATCGCGGCCGCAGCATGGCTGGTCAGCAGCGTCGCGACACGCGGCGCGTCTTCCAGCAATTCTTCGGTGGCCAGGACGAACGCGTACAGTTCGTTCAGCTTGGTCTCGCGCGGCGTCAGCGACATACGGCTGGGCTGCATCTGCTCGCCCTCGGAGCGCCATGCAGCGACGATGCCGCTGTTGCCCCACGGGGTCGTTTCATCGCCGAGACCGACGACGCGGTTCGAGGCGGTCGGATCCGGATCGATCAGATCCATGATCGGATCGTTGCCCTCGTTGAACACGAGGTTGACGATCTGCTGACGGAACTCGGCGGGGACGAGGTAGCTGCCGGCCGCGTCACCTTGTTCCATGTGGACGTTGCCGGGCGCGGCCAGACGGTCGTCCATGCGGAAGCTCTGGCCGGCCGCGGGGTTGGCGCAGCGAACGGCATGGGCGAATTCGGCAAGGTTGTTGAAACCGCCGGTGTCGAGATTGGCGCGCGGCTGCGCCGGCACCGTTCCCGGAGGACCGGTAGAGGGCGGGGTAGCGGTCGGATCGGAGCCGATCGCGGTCGCGTTATGGATTGCCGCCTCAGCGCGCTGGATCATCGCCGTGAGGCTGGCCAGCTTGGTTGCGTCTGCGGTGTCCGCGGCCTCTTCCTCGGCGGTGAGATCGCGGTTCTCGGTGATGGCTGCCTGAAGGCGTTCCTGCTGCCGCTTTGCGACCGCACGCGCCTCTGTCTTGAGCACTGCCAAATTGATCATGGCTGTTCCTTGTGTCGGGCGCGCTGGCCCATGAAAAAAGGCGGCCGAAGCCGCCCCGTCCTCCCGAGTGGAGAAACCTCGTTAGATGGCTGCTGCCATCTCCATCGCCGCGGCCTGCCGTCGCATCAGCGACAGGCGCGCGCGGCCGGTGTTGTATTTGGCGACGACGTCGCGAAGCGTGCTGATGCCGTCGATCGCGCCGTTCGCGAGCGCGCGTGACGCCGAGAACGTCTTGCCGGTGCCATGCACGGCCGCGACATCGCTGGCCTTCATCCCGCGACCGCGAGCGATGGCTGCGGCGAACGCGACGTTGGATTCGTCGACTGCGGCCTGAACGTCGGCACGGTGATCGTCATCGAGCGGTGCGTGGCTGTTGCCGGCGATCTTGTCCGGACTGGATGCGATCAGCGTCGTCTTCATGCCGATCTTGTCTTCGAAGCCGGACATGTCCGTGTGACCCGAACGAATGCCGACCGAGCCGACCTCACCCGACTGCGTGCAGAAGAACGCACTGCCCTGCGTTGCCAGCCAGTAGGCTGCCGAGAAGCAGTACGGATCGGCAACGGCGATGACGGGCTTGGCATCGCGGGCCTTGAAGATCGCGTTGCCGGCTTCGGCGCAGCCCCAAACGTAACCGCCAGGCGAACGGATCGCGAGGACGATCGCGCCGATCTTGGTATCGGCAGCGGCCTCACGAACGCGATCGGCGATCGAGTCGTAATAGGTCGACCCGCCGAGGCCGCGAGGCGCAAGCATCCCAGTGATCGGGAGGATGAACGTCGAACCCTCGCGGATCGGATCGGCGGGCTTTGCCGCCTGCTGACCGCTAAGCGAACCCGCGAATGCCCGTAGGGCATCCGGCAGCAGGGCCTCGACGCCGTTCTGTTTCAGAGCAGCCTCGAGAAAGGTCGGGTGCATCGCCCAAAGGGCCGACGACGCCATGAATTGATTCATCGTCTATTCCACCTTGTCTTGCGGCGATGTTTCGCCGCCCGTGAGGGTATCGGCTGCCCGGTTGCTGTTGAGCGGTGCGCGCGGATCGTCGGCCCATTCCGCATCGATCTTGGGCTGGCCGAACCACTGCGTGCCGATCGTGTTGACGCTGAGGATGCCGGCGGTGCGTGCCAGCACGGCGTTGCGCCACTGGGTCGCGGCATCGCCTCGCAGCATGCTGTCGAGGTTAAACTTCGCGCGAACCTTCTGAAGCCGAAGATCCGGCGGGATCATCCGCACGGTGATCGCCTGTTCCATACGACGGGTCAGCGGCCGAAGCGCCCAGTTCACGAAGGACCGCGTATCCTGCTCGTTGTTGCCGGCGTTGCCGCCATCGTCACCGATCATCGACCGCGGAATGCGCCAGTAGCGGCCCATCTCAAGCGTGCGCTGGGCAAAGAGTTCGCGCAGCTGAGCGTCGACGTTGTTGCTGCCGACTGCGGTGTATTTGACGCCCTGTTCGAACACGGGTGTTCCGCCGCGTTTCCATGCCGCAACACCCGTTTTCAGACGAGCGGCAGACTCATCACTAAGCTTCTGGTCGGTCGTGACGATGCCGGACGGCCGACGATCGTTGCGGAAGAACGCCCGCGAGCCGACCTCCAACGCTAGCTGGAAATCGATCGAGCCCTTCGCCTGCTTCCACGGCACGAGCGGCCGCAGCCCCCCATCCGCCAAGCCGGTGAACCAGAACAGTTCCTGCGGCAGCAAGCGGCGCATGCCGGTCTCGGACGCATAGTCGACCGACATGCTGCGCTCGCCCCAGTTCGCCGTCGTGCGCAGTGGCGACAGTGGCCAGATCTCCAGCCCGTCGACGCCGACCGTCGGTTCCGCGAACGCCTCGCCGCGCAGCACACAGGTGAAGGCCATAGCAGCCCAGAATTCGGCGCCGGTCTGCAAGTGGTTCGGCTCGTACGCGAGCACGTTGGCGAGCGGGAAATCGTCGCGCGTGCCGTTGTCGTCCTTGAACTCCAAGGCGAGGCTGCCGACCGCCTCCGCGATGATCGACACGCAGAAGAACACGGCCGCGACACGTGCGGCCGTTTCGGCGGTGTTCGCCTCCATTGGCATGGCCGCGACGAGTGACGTCCACGTATCGTCGCCGAAGAAGCGGCCGTCCGTCACGTTGGACGGGGCAGGGCGCCCGGTGACCGGCGCTATCGCCATGTGCCCATGGGAGGAATTGAACCCCCCGGCACGGCTGCGGTAATCGTCTGGACTGGGCATCAGAGTATCAACATGCCCCTTTCCTCATAGACGAAGCCGCCTGCGGCCTCCGGGTTCAAAGTCATCAGCGTCGCCGCGGAAAACATCGCGGCGACAGGATCGATTTTCGCACTGGGCGACTGCTTCGTGATGGCGACGCCGCTGGCGCCACGTGGCTCCTGCTTCACGTTGCCGATGCACCACGTCATGAGTTGCGAGCCGGCATGCCGGACCGTCCGGGCGGCGCATTTGCGCGCCAGACCCTTGATCACGCTGCTGAGGCGCCAGCCCTGCGGGATGGCCTTCAGCTGGTCATCCTCGAAGCCCTCGCGCGCCAATTCGTCGACGATCGCGGCGACACCGGCCGGATCGAGGCCGATGGCATCCTTTTCGGGCAGCTTGCCCGCGTCGCGGACGCGCTTGAAGACATCGACGACGCCGAGAACGTCCTCGGTAAGATCGTCCTGATCGCCTTCACCGTCATCACCCTCGCCGATCGCGACGAGTTCGCCATCGTCGTCGGGCATCTCACACCGCGTGAGCGTTCCCTCGAGGATGAATTCGTTCAGCTGCGTGGCGATGTCCTGCCGGCGTTTCCACACGATCGACCACGCCCAGGCATGCGCCCAGATAAGCCAGCGCTTGCTGCCCTTCTCGCGCCCGATCAGGCACAGGCCGAGAAGATCGTCTAGGCCACCGCCATCGACGCCGCCCACGATGACCTCGCTACGGGCGATCAGATCGTCCAACGACAGCACCGGAATTGCGCAACGCGGCCAGAACGATGCGCCAGTCCAACGATCGCGCGCGAGCCGTTGGCCGATCTCTACGTTGAGATACTTCGCCAGGACGATCTGGAGCGATGTATCGCCTTCCTCGCCCCTGCCTTCCTTCACCTGTTGCAGCTTGCGCTGGATGAAGCCGACCGACTGCGACCGGCCAAGGTTGGGGTTGGTGACGTAAAAATTGGCGGGGTCGAGATAGGCCTCGTCGTCGCGCATCGCTTCGGGCCACTCATAGAGCATGCCGAAGCTGCGCGGATCGTCGATCTTGCCGTCGCGAACCCCGCGAAAGTAGTCGAGCTTGTCCTTGAACACGCCGCGAGGCCGCTCGTCGCTGTGCGTCGTCAGGTAAATGACGAAGCCCTCGGGACGTGAGGCAAGCCCGCCGGTGCCTTCCTCAAGCATGGACTCGGCGTTGTTCTGTTTGCCGAAGATCCAAAGCTCGTCGACGAGCACAAAACCAGCCTTGCTGCCGCCTACCGTGCCGGTGTCCGCCGCGATCACGCGGAGTTCGGCTCCGGTGACCCGGTGCTTGATCATCCGCTGGTTGTCGACGACGTGCAGCAGCTTCTTCAGCTTAGGGTCGATCCGCACCATGGCAGCGGCCGGACCGAAACTGTTCGCCGCAACCTTCTGCGTCGGGGCAAGGATGCTCAGCGCCGCATCATGCCGCCAGTTGCGGATCAATGCGGTAAGCATGATGCCCGCGGCGATCGTCGACTTGCCGTTCTTCTTGCTGATCAGGAGGAGGAACTCCTCGATCAGCCGTTGCCCGGCATTCGCGTCATATGCGCCAAAGATCGCAGCGACGAGATCGAACACGAACGGTTCGCAGGCTTCGCCGAAGGTGGGCTGACCTGCCACGTCCACCATGCGAAGCGACTTGAAGATGTCGAGCGCTGCCTCCGCCTCGCCGGGGAACAACGGCGCGAACGGGACGAGCGATTCGCGCTCGACGATGCGCCGTTCCCAGTCAGGGCAGGCGGTCGTCCATACCGGACCCGGCATGATGATGTTGCTCAATTGAGCAGACCGGGCGGCGGGGCAGGCGGCTCGTACAGCCCGCGGACGTTCTGCGCGTCCTCCAGCGCCTCTTCCTTCTTGCCGCGCGGCTTCACGCGGGGCGGGCGGGCATGGTTCGAGACGCGGTCCGATAGATCGTCGAGTCGCGCCTTCTCCAGGCGGCGGGCCAATTCCTTCTCGGCGGGCACGCTGCCCCCCTTGGCCAACTCATTAAGCCGGCTGAACTGGACCATCTCGTAGCGAATGGCGGCAGCCTCCCGTTGCGCAAGCTCGGAAGAATAATGCTTGCGCAACGTGGGGACCGACACCCCGATTGCCGTTGCCGCCTGTTTGACCGTCAGGCCCCGCACGAACGCCAACAACACCTTGTTGGAGTTCGCGACGGACCACGAATGTTCGGGCCGCCCACGGCCTTCCTTGGCCGGAAGAACGGTGTCGCCAAATAGGTCGACCTCCGAAAACTTCGCTGCGGCCAAAAAAAACCTCCAAATGAGAACGTTAGCGGTCTAGGGGCCGGCGCCCATTGCGGGTTTTGCCCCCCCCGGTCACCCGAGGCCGCGCCGCTCCTGCCGCTGCTTCGTGCTGTCGTGACACGGCTTGCACAGGCATTGCAGGTTGCGTTCGTCCCAGAACAACCGTTCGTCGCCGCGATGCGGGCGACGGTGGTCGGCCACCAGCTGCGACGTGTCGCCCTCGATCTTGCCGCATCCCGGCATCTGACAGGTAAACAGATCACGGACGAGCACGGACATGCGCAGCTTCTGCCACCGCGCCGTCTTGTACCAACGGCGCCAGCCTTGCTGGTCACGATCCCGATCGAACGCCTGACGATCACCCGGCAGGTATGACAACCGGGACGCAGGCGCGGACAAACGTGGAGGCAGGCTCTTGAGTCGGCCCATGCACGCATGCCTAAACAGCGAAGGGCGGCGGGACCTAGGTCGCGCCGCCCTTCGAGGGGGGTTTCAACGGTGGGAGGTTCATCGAAGCGCTTGCACGTCTCGCCGAACGTATTCGTGAATAGGCCCACAGACCCCTAGAGCCCGAATTGTTTATTTCACCCCTATCTGCATTCTAGGGCTTCACATGCTCTAGGCGCGTAAAACAGCCATTCCCGACGCTATCAAGCTTCGTGGCGATGCGCGTGATTGCGCGCGAATAGCGCTTGGCAAGCGTGTCGCTATGGCCAGCCCAGCCAATGGACTTCGCAGCCGATGCCCATGCGGGTCGCGATGCGCCGCGATCCAGCTGTCCAAGGATGATCCCGACGAGCTTGCGATCCCGCGCATCGACGTAGCCCATCCACCCAAGCGCCTGCTCCATGCGGTCGACCTCGACGGAGCGAAGGCCGGGCAGGCGCGGCAGGGCATCACGATCATAGTCGGCACTGTCGATCTGATACAGCTCCCACAGTTCCTGCCGCGATAGCTGCC